AATGACCGTAGAAGAAGCAATCAACTTTTTAGAAAGAATAGCAAGAATAAAGAAAAGCCAAAGTTATAAGAGTTAGCCTTCTCTAAAAAGGCTTTTTCAACAATAATAAATTAAAAATAAATGGCAAAAGTTTATAACAAATTATTACTAGAAACTGGAGATATAATGTTACTTGAAACAGGTGATGAGTTTTTATTAGAAAGTTATTACTGGGAAAATCTTGTAGCAGTAACAGCTGTATTTATTTTAACTGGAAATAATGTAATGTTAAAATATGGTAAAATATTAACAACTGAAGTTGCTAATTTTGCTTTAACTGGTATAAATGTTAATTTAAAGAAAGGATTTAAAATAATAACTGAAGTTGCTAATTTTGCTTTAACCGGAATAGATGTTGTCTTTAATAAAGCTTTAACAATGGCGGTAGTAGTTGGCGAATTTACTTTAACTGGTTATAATATAATTATTGGAAAGTGGTTTAAACCATTAGTAACAGCGGTAGGAACATTTGTACTGACAGGAATAGATATTATGTTAGGTAAAAATGCTACTAAAAAAATAGCTATGAATTTATCAATAAGTAAGATTAAAACTAATATATCAACAATTAAAAATAAATTAAATATAAAAATATGATATTAAAAGCATCAAATCTATCTTTAACAGATGGACAAGAATCAGCTAGATTAGTAGCAGATTCAGCAGCAACGGCTACAACTTTAACAGTAGATAATATCTCTGGTTTTTCAGTAGGTAAATATTTACTCATTGGAGAGTTCGGTGATTCTAACGCTGAAATAGTTAGAATACATACTTCAATTGCTCCAACTGGATCAACAGTAACTTTAAACGCTGGAACTACTAAGGACCATTATGCTGATACTAAGATAACTGTTATTGACTATAATCAAATAGAGTTTTCTCGATCCACTACAATCTCTGGTTCTAAAGTTGTTTTAACTACCAAAAATATTTCAGCTGATAGAGTTGAAACTAATTATACTGACGCAACTAATTTAACTGGGTTTGCTTTCTTTAGATTTAAAGATGAAGCTAATTCTGTTTTTAGTCAATATTCATCTGGAGTATCTTATTCCGGTACTAATAATGATTCAGTCCAAAATATCGTAGATAAAGCTTGTCGAGATGCTGGAGTAAAAGTTGGTGAAGATTTCAGCACAGAGGATATGCTTCTTGATGATGCTAATGATTGTCAAGATGCTATTTGCGATACTGACTGGAAATTTGAGTTAGTTAAAAATGACACATCTTTGACTGTTAGTCAATATGAAAATACATTTTCTTTAGATAATTTATCTTATGAATTAAAATATCCGGGAATAGTTCAAGGTGTTAAATCAGTAAAACTTTCTGGTCATAGATTAGATTATATTGATAATGATGAGATGGACACTTTATATAATACTGTAGTTAGAACTACTATTGCAACTCAAGCTGAAATAGGAGATACTTCTATTGTTTTAGCCAACACATCTGAATTACCAGACAATGGAACAGTTTATATTAATGGATTATCACTTACATATTCTACTAATACTAAATCAACTAATACCTTGTCAGGAATATCGGCCGCTTCTATCACAAAGGTCTTGCCAGTGTCAAGTAATGTTTGGTATAATATAGCTACAGGATTACCAACTAAATATACTATAACAATAGAAAATGAAATTTTGTTTAATGTTCCTATTGCTACTACTTATAATGGATATTCAGTTACTATCGAATACTTAAAGAAATTATCAAGATTTACTGACTTCGCTTCAGTAACAGAAATTCCTTTCTCTGAAATTATGCCACTATATGTTTCTGCTAAAATAGAAAAGAGAAAAAGAAACATGGAAAATTATACAAATATTATGGCAGAATTTAAAAGTGCATTAGAAGATAACAAAGAGAAATATAAGATTCCAGTTTTAGAAGATAGCAGATATTATAATTTTTTCGATACTAAAATAAAATAATATGCAACTTCAGTCAATACATTTAAACAATTTCTTAACTCCTCCTTCAACCGAACTATCACCATTTTTAATGGCTGACAATCAACTATCAATTTGTAATGGCGTTGTTTTAGGATGGAAGAAAGGATCAATTATTAAAGATTTAGGTTACTCAAAAGTTGGTTCAACATTAGAAGCTAATAAACCAATAACGGGCCTACATAATTTCAGACAATCTTCTACTGTTCAAAAAATTTTAGCTACAGTTAATAATACAGCTGGAACTAATTTAACCTTACAATATAATAATTCTGGTACTTGGACAACTATAAATGTCGGATCAACTTATAACGGTTTTGAAGATAGTCAAGTTTACATGGAAGATTTTATCGGATATTGTTTTATTGTCGGATATGATTCAACGGATAATGTTTTTTTACCAGTGGCTAGTTTAACTGGAACTACATTTTCTACTTCGACTAATGTAACTGATATGCCTCAAGGTAAATATATAAAAAGATATAGAGATAGATTGTATGTAGCTAATTGTTTTTATTCAGCAGCCGCTTATCCATACAGAGTATTTTTTTCAAGCGTTCCAAGTGCTGGGGCAATAACTTGGACACCGGCTTCTGATTTTATTGATGTAGATTTTTCAGAACAAATAACAGGAATAGCTGATTCTTGGGATAAGTTAGTAATATTTACAGAGTTTAGCACTTATCTTTATGATCAAGATACTAAAACAAAGGGATGGGATATTGGATGTGTTAATGGTAGAACAGTTGCTAACCTAGGTTCTTACTTAGTCTGGGCTAATAAAGACAATGTCTGGGCTTCTACTGGTGGCAGACCAACACCTATAGCTGATGATATTAAAGAACTATTACTTAACTCCTCACCAAGCGTCTGGAGAGCTACAGTGGTCGGTAATGAGTATTATTTATACTTAGGGTCAACAAGTGCCAAAGGACTATCTTACACTAACTGTATGGCTATTTTTGACGCAAATTTAGGATATTGGAGATGGAGAGAATTATATGATAATGTTACTGCCCTTGCTAGATTTACTACTAATAATGAAGATTTCTTATATATGGGTGTAGCTGATGGTATGGTTCATTCTAAATCAAAATATACAGATACAACTCCAGTTTATACTGATGATGGTCAACCTATTTTAGCTCATTTTAGAACTAAGGCTTTCGATTTCGGAGATCCATCAGTTTTAAAAACAATAACAAAGATAATAACTTATTCAGAATATGGTCAACAATTAATGTTAAGATTTGGAATATATAATAAAAATAATGAAGTAGTAATGCCTTTTACTGACATTGGGAATTTAACAAGTATTATATCAATGTTTGATAAAAAATTGACTGGACATTTTATTGAAATAGAAGGTAAAGAATTTTCTAAAAACCAACCTTTTTCAATATTAGGTTTATCAGTTATAATAGGATTAGATTCAAAAGTATGAGTGGAATAAATAGATTACAATCAAAATTAAATAAAACTTTAGGTTTAAATGAATGGGGTCAAAGAGAAATTGTTCCGGGTTCTATGGATGACGAGTTGATAGAAACAAATCAACAATTTGGAACTGGAACAATACCATCTTCTAAGATTAAAAATCTTAAAGTAGATACTATTACTATTACCCCAACTGGGTATATTAAATTAGGTAAGGATTCTTTTACAGATTCAACTAACGCTGGATATTATTTTAGTGCTGAAGGAATTTATATTGGATCTGCTACTGATACTAATTATTTAAAATATACAATAGGAACTGGAGTATTAACTTTTAAAGGAGTAGTTGATGGAGCTTCAACAATAGGAGGAAGAGTAGCATCAACATTAGCTTCAGCTATTGATGCTAGTGGACATTTTGCTGATGATGCAATTTCAACTGCTACTCAATCAATTTTAGGATCTTTTACTTTTGGTGCATCCGGAGCTATACAAATAGGAAGTTATGTTAATGGAGTAACTGGTGATATAAAAATTAGTCCGACAGGTATTCTTGGAAGAGATAAAACTGGAGCAACAACTTTTTCAATTAATGCTACAACTGGTGTAGCAGTATTAAATGGATTAGTAGTAGGAACTAATGTAGGATTAGGAACAGCTCAAGACAGTGCTGGTGTCACAACAATAATAGGAGATACAGTTACTACTAGTTTTGTTAATGCTTTAAATATAACAGCTGCTTCTATGTCAGTTGGAGGATTAACATCAGGTACTATTGCTTCTAAAACAATAACATTAGCATTAACTGGAATAACTGATGATTGTTATATTAATTATGGTAAAACAGATTTTGATAATACTCAATCAGGTTTTATTTTAGGAATTGATAATTCTGATAATGATAGAGCTAAATTTTATATAGGAGATTCAAATTATTATCTT